TCTCTCGCCTCTTATTTCTGCAGGTGTTGCTTCTCCGCTATCAGCTTCTCTAATGATATACCAATCTGTTTGAGATAATTTATTACCAACAATAGATTTTAATAAGGTAATCTTTTGTTCTTTTAATTCAGCAAGACTTTCTTTGATAGGTTTGTCTATTACATCATATGTGTAAACATCGCCTTCTAAGTGTAGGTTTGTCAATTCTTGAATCCTACCATCATAATTAGGATTAACTACATCTTTAAAACCATACTTAGCACCATCTCCGATATTTAAGTGTAAGCCATTCTCATCACTCCAACTCTTAGGAACTCTGCTAAATGTTTTTATTTCTCCGTTTACTAATATTGCTTTCATATCTATTTTTTATTGTGCTTGTGAAACTGATAACCAATAATCTCCATTGGCTACTGCTACTATTTGAATAAAGTTTGAGACTGTTCCGTCATATGTACCTGCAATCTGCTTAGTACCCACAGGGAAAGAAGGTGTAAAATCTCCTGTTAAGATTAAATCCTTAGTCATACCAATATTAGCATTGCTAAAAGAAAAAGAAGTAGCTGCAGTCATTGTAGCAGTAAATACTTGGTCTGTTGCAAAGTCTAAAGTGGCAGAAGCACTCACACTACCTAAATCTTCTGTACTTGTAAATTCTACTCCTAACTTGTCATATGTAACAATGTCATCGGCTAAGTGTGCTGTATCAATAGAACCATCAACGTATTGGTCTGAATCTACTGAATTGGTAGCCATTTTAGCATTTGTTACCGCACCGTTAGTAATTGTTAATGCAGTTGCTCCCGTAACCTCTCCTGTGTGGTTATAGTTATAAAGGTTTGTTGCACCTTCTGAAATATCATCAGTATCAAGTACCACTGTACCTGTCTGTCCATTTACTGAATCAACATCACTTGCGTCAGCATCATATAACTCCGTAAAGTTTTCATTAATCCATTGAAAAGCTGTTGCTAATGGAGTTCCATCACCCGAATCTGCTCCTACTGCGGGTATTGTTAATATTGTTTTTTTTGCCATGTTTTTTTATGTTTAAATTTGTGTTCTATCTGCGGTTAATTGTGTTGTGTCTGCTGTAAATAAAGTAGTGTCTGCTGTTAATCTGAACAAATCCCAACAAGTGGGTGCGGATATATCAGGTACTGCATTAGTACTCCAATAAGTGTCTGCTCCCCAACTATCGTTGGTTGCCATATCACAATAAACTTTACCCCAATTTATGTTGTTTGCCATTCTTGTCTATTTGTTTTAAATAAGCTTCTAACTTTATTATATTACTCTGTTTTGGCTTATATGTTTTAATTTTATCTTTCTCTACAGAACCCATGAATGAAAGTTTACATCTTTGTCGGGGTACATTTCTCCATTAGTACTTTGATTATATTCAGGGAATAGTTGACTATAGAACCCCATGTAATCAACAAATCTCCTTGTATAAAACTCAGCAGTCTCAGTAACCTTGTTTAACATCATGTTCATTTCTTCCAACGAAATAGTTTCCGAGTTTTCTGAACGATGTTTGTAAACCCCTCCGTTGCTAATCTGATACATCGCAAAAGGAAGGTAGTTGCTTTGAGTGAACCATATAAGCATAGGCTTGACATAATCATCCAATAAGTTTTTATAGTTTGCATTTGCAATATCTGATATAGTTCCGTTTAATATTAAAGTTTGTAATTTATTGTATAATTTACCACCTAAGTAGTTTTGGATATGTGTGTCCTGAGCTACCTCAATGAATTGTATAATTTTATCATTATCCACATTTCCATCAATAATGGACTTGCGTTTAAGTTCTTCTAATCCTATAAATAGAGCTTTGTTTGCCATATTAGTTATTTTTTAGTGTTTGGATAAGCTCCTCCATTCTTCATATCTGCAGGTCTTACTGATACTTCTTTTGGGTTAGTAGGTTCAGTAAATCCTTCTTTAGTAGCATCTGAAGCCTCAACCTCTGTATTCTTACCTACTTTCTTTTTATAAACTCTTCTCTCCCAAAGATGTTTGCAGTTTTTACCGCCTTTGTAAAGGAACAGACTATAGTTTTGTTTCTTATGACCAAGCTCTCTATTAGCTCCTTTAAAAGACATCATTCCAATATCTTCTTTTCTAAACACAACATTCTTCTCAGTTAGAGCTTCCATTTTTCTGCAGAACTCTCTACTACCTGCACTATTTCTAACAGGACCATAAGCATATCTTACTTTAAACCCTGCGTTATCTTGTTTAGAGTCTTTATTTGGGTTAGCGTCATCTTTAGATACACTTGCTAAGGTTGTTTTAAGCTCTTCTAATGAAGTTTCTGTTCCGTCTAATAGCTGACTATCAACTAACTCCCATTCATCACTTACAACCTCTCCTAAGTCTTCTAATTGCTCAAATAAGTCTTCTCCATCTTCATCAGAGAAATCCTCTAAAGAAACAGGCTCTTGAGATGATAAGTTCTCAGATTGTTTCTCACCTGTCTCTTCTTCCTTCCTTACTTTAGTAGAGATGTTATCTAACTCTGTAAACTCAATAGGTTGTAGGGTAATAAAGTATAGGTTTAAGAAGATTCCGTTAAAGTTTAGTATCTCATTAAATCCATCAATTAAAGACTGCTGAAATGGTCTAATAACAACATTATCCATGATGATAGAAGCTGTTCTAAGCTCCTCCGCATTGTTGCCAAAACCTGTGTTGTCTTTAATACCCATTAATATAGGTGAAACAATTCTATGACCCATCATAATCTTCTCTCTACTCTCTGTAGATAAGAATTGGTATTGTGCATGAGCATCAGGTAGGTGTATAGGCTCTAAGTCTGCTTTAGTTTCTGCAGAGTCATTAAATGTAAGTATGAATTTACCTGCATTAGATGTTCCACTAAACTTGTCATATATTTTATTCTCTAATAACTCCTGAGTCTCTTCATTAGGCACTCCATTATTAAAGTTGATTAATAAAGAAGGTTGTAAACCATTCTTAATGTTGTTTATGTGGTAGTTAGATACCTCTTCCTCTAAAGAACAATATTGTAAGCAACCATTGTAATCTACAGGTGCATAATAATAGAATCCTGACTTATAAGGTTTAATAACAAACATTTCAATAACATCTGATTTAGACCCATTACCAAAAGTTGGTATTCTCTTAGGTTTATCAGATGGTTTTATATCACACCATTTAGGGTGGTAATAGTAAGCTTTTATTTGACCATCAGTAGCCTTTTCAGCTCTAAGGGTTTCCATTGGAAAGTGTAGTACTTTTACTATACTTGTCTTCTCTTTGTTGTAAACAAGCTGCATTGCAGACTGACCAAGCATTTTATAGTCGTTAACTACCTTTTTAATTTCTTTAGGTTTAAGAAGAAGCTTCATCTTAGCATACATCTCAGGCTTAACATCAGAATCAGTAGCATCTAAACCTCTACCATAAATCATTTCAACAATACCATTAATACAACCTGAATTGGTTGGACTACCTAAGTATTTCTCAATTAGATTGTCAAAGTAATCATTGTTTTCTCCATACTGAACCCAATCCTTTCCATATACCTCCTTTATCTCAGGAGCAGCATATCCTGAAAGATTAACAACCCTTACAGACCCATCACTAAACTTGTTAGCAGGTTTTACGTTGTTATTTAATGTTATTCTTCTTTTAGCCATAAGTATTGTTATAAAATGATATAATCGCTTCCTGAGCCATTATATTCTTCATACTCATTTGTGTTTAAAGTATGTTTTACAGTTTTATCTACTTGAGCAGTTGCATATGCTTTATCTCTAAACCACAACTCTCCTCCTTTTGTGAACTCTAAATAATAACCATAACCCTCTCTTAAAATAGAAAAAGCTATATCCATGTAAACATAGTTGCTATTGTCGTTAGGAACTTCAGCTACAATGTCTTCAATAGTTTCAGATATATTTGTACCATCCTCAGTTATAACCAAAGTAACATTGTCAAAAGAAGCATCCTCAGTAGGAAACTCTCTTGGAACAACTGCGATTGTTTGAGATTCTGTATCAGGTAATAATCTTATCATAATATGATAACTGAAAAGTTAATTTTTGTTTTTATTTTGGTGCATAAAAAAAGTGGAGAGTAATAAAACCCCCCACTCTTTAAATACATACTATGTTTAAGTACTATGTTTAAGAGCCACTAACGATAGTGAATCCTACATTTTCAGGTGTATCTCCTAAGAAGTTAGCAGGAGCTTTTTCCATACCTGTTAAAGTAAGTGTGTAACCACTCAAATCAGACATTGCAGTACCTGTTACGATAGTACCACCTGTTACATCTGCACCATGCTCTAAACCTGCTAAAAAGAAGTTTCCATTATTATCTTCAATGATAACATGAGGTCTTCCAAAAGCTAAGATTTTAAGTTCTTTATGGTCAGCTATACTTAGTTTCTTTAAAGTTACTTCAATTACTTGCTCAAATGCAGTTGTTCCTGTATCTCTACTTGATTGAATGTTTTGAGTAAAAGAAGAAGCTCCTTTAATTTCATATTTGTAAGCGTCAGGTGTTCCTGCTACTGCATCAATTACATCGGTATTAGTTACATCATAAGTGATTGCTCCTAAATCTCCGTAATTAACAAAGTATAAGTTTTTTAAGCCACCAACACTATCTTTGCAAGGTTCTATCCTTCCTAATGTTAAATCACAAGCCATTTGTTATATATTTTAAGGTTATTGTTACGAAAAAAGGGCAGGCAGGCTTTACGGCTTACCTACCCTTTCTATTTATTTAGTTATTTATTAAGAGTAAAGAACGATGTCTGAACCGATT